ATTCCATCGGCATTAGTATGGCTACTTTTGCCTTACAGCTGGGCCTCGTATTTAGATAGTTTGAGGTCCCCCATGATACTTGTTGAGAAGAAGTGGATCCACCTATCGAAGTTTTCATCGATGGGCAATGGGTTCACCTTTGAACTTGAATCCCTGATTTTCTGGTCTCTAACCGAGGCCTTAAGGGATTGCATGGGAGTCGCTGGGCGCGTTTCGGTTTACGGTGATGACATTATCTGCCCCGCGGAAATGGTGCCTCAACTCAACGAACTGCTATCTTGGTGCGGCTTCACGTTTAACGCGAAGAAAACGCATTCGGAAGGCTTATTCCGTGAAAGTTGCGGCAAACACTACTTCGGAGGTTTCGATGTTACACCAATTTACCAAAAAGTTGACCCTGACGCTAGTCGTGAAGAGTACTATCGTTGCCATAATCGCCTTCTCTATCATGCTGTTGACAGGGGACACGACGGCCGTTATACGGTGCTTGCTGACCGCAAGCTCCGAATAGTCGTCAAATTCCTTCGCCAACAGTTTCGATCGAGCTTCCCGAAAGGGATTGAGCACATGGTACCGATTCTTCAACGCGACGTACGAGAGTTAGAAGGTGGCTTTGCGAGTGATCGCAGAGCCCTTGAAGACACGGACGTTGCAAAACAGGCGAAACGCATGCCGAGAGGCATGTCAGTCAGATGTCAGGTGTGGGGTTTCATCCCCAAGAAGTTACCTGATGCTGACCAAAGCGCGCTTTACGCAGTCCAACTTCGGAAGGGCTGTGGTCGCAGTACGTTTACAATGAACCGTCGTTACCGCTTTATTTTCGGCGGTGATAAAACGGTCTCGTACTGTGAGTGGGAGCTTGGAGATTTGCCTAAGCATGCTATCCTTGCGGATACGCTGACGGCACGTCTCCAGGGGCGGTACCGCACTAAAAAGCGGTACTTCTCCGAAACTCGTGACCTGCGTTGGATATAACTCCTTTCATAACGAAGGGGCCCCGTAAGGGGCAGCGGTTGTAGACACGATGGAGGCCGGCAAAGCTCAAAAGACGGTCATAAGGTGCCCTATAAGGGCACATAA